ACCATACTTTTACAATGTAAAAACCATACTTTTGAAAAACAGAAACCACACTACAGTAAAGTCATCGCTAACAGAAACATAAACAATAGCCAATATTTAGAAAAATGAAAGTAGTATAAAATTTTTGTGAAAAATATTAGGTTGTATCATAATTTTTACTTAAATTTGCTGCATAAATCTACTAAATAAAAGAAAAAAGCAAAAGAACCAAACAACCGTGTTATACCCACTATCACCTAAATCGGGTACAGACAACACTGGAAAGCCTATAAGCTAACCAACGCCCAAGCCTCCGACACGGCGTTACTCCACAAGAGTTTCAACAGGGAAGGCATACAACTGTATGGAGAATTATCTACTAACGAGAACCAAAAACACAACCATTGTTATTGCGATAGTTGCTTTGTTAGCTCTCGCACAGCAGCTAAAGGCACAAACTAAGTATGATTTCGCCATTGCAGGCACGTGGGTTACATCAGAAAACTGTAACGATTTAACCGTTATACCAGGTGTAGAAGGTAGTGTTAAATACGATGCAGAAAACAAAACCCTATTTTTGAAGAACGCAAAAATAGACGGAGGAAATGCCAATGCTATCTATTCTACCCTCGAAGGGCTAACCATTAGGGTGGCAGGAAAGAATCAAATGCGGTCAGACTTTACCTCCACCATACAGTTTACACAGCCTATGCAAATTGCAGGAAGTGGTACATTAAACGTGGAAAATACGCAAGGCGATGCCATTTATGCCAATGCTACCAGCTTAATAATAGATGCATGCACATTGAACGCACGAGGATTAAACTACGGAATAGTGGGCGAAGATGGTAAAAACAACGAAAAACTAACCATAAAATATGCCACCGTAACAGCCGAAGGTAAGAATATTGCCTCGATAGGGTGCTTTAAATATCTTACACTAATGGGGTGCAAAATAAGTCAGCCTACGGATGTTGACTTCGATGAAGAGCTTGGAGGAATAGGCAAAGACGGCAAACTGCTAAAAGAACCTATAACCATTACACCCACAACATACCAAATATGGATTGCAGGAAAGCTTATAACACTGGACAATTGCAACGACCTTACAACTATTCCAGGTGTAGAAGGCACCGTAAAGTTCGACCCTGCAACACGCATACTTACATTAGAGAATGCCAATATAAGCACAAACGCACACTATGGAATACTAAATTTCATGGACAACGTAACTATTCAGCTCGTTGGAACTAACAATATTACGGCCCAACTAAGTAATACTATATATAACAACGACGACTGTTCGCTGAGCGTCGTTGGGCCAAATGCTACCCTAAACCTACACGGTGCCATTGAAGCAAAGGACAAAGCGAGTCGTCAAGCATTCCAAAATCATGGCTCAGTAACCATTAGTCAGTGCACCATAGAGGCAAATGCGGGTATCAATGGCTTCTCTTTCGGCGAATGGAAGTTCGACCGTTGCAACATCAAAGTAAAGGGAAACGGCGACGATAAGTATCCGTTTGCAGGCAGTATGGCATACTTTACACGCATACCATTATTGGAAGGCTGCGCTCTAAAGGTACCTACTGGCACGCATTGGAAGGAATTTACCGACCAATATGGTACGTGCTACTCGCTCGTAGATGGTTCGGAGAAAACCATAACAGACTGGATTACTATCACAACCGACCCTGCTTACATTGACAAACACACCATTCGGACTACCAAAACCACACAAAACATCTACTCTATTGGTGGTGCACGCCTTTCAACCGAACTCAATCGGCTACCAAAAGGTCTATACATCGTAAACGGAAGGATAGTAGCAAAGCCATAATCTGCTTAGAAACGGAGTGCATTGCGGGCACTCCTGCTACTTCTTTCCTATTCTTAAGAATCATAAAAAGGTTCAATATACTTAATTTTTTCATTGTTTTAGATAAGAGTATCTATCTATGTGGCTAGGGAGTGCAAGTGGTTTGTACTCCCTTCGTTGTATATTATAGTGGGCTAAAAAGCATTTGTGCACTGCTTAAAACCAAATTACGAATTAGTGTTGTACCTTATTTTGTTTTATTATTGAATAGCCAATTGAGGTTAAAACCCTTCTTTTAATAATGCAAACTCTACACGCATCTGAATTTATTTCGTAACTTTGTCGGCATCAAAACAATAAACTATTCAAGATTATGTATACACGCAACTTTCTAACAGCACTATTGTTGCTATTTGGTATTGCCACATTTGCACAACAAGAACACTGGGTTGGCACATGGGCTTGTGCCCCACAAACAGTAGATAAAAGGTTTATGCCCTACAACAACCAGATGAATAACAGAGCTGTAAGGCAGATTGTGAAAGTGAGTATAGGTGGAAAAACAATACGATTGAAGCTAAGTAACGAACTGTCTACTACCCCCGTAGAAATAGAGAGCGTATATATTGCACAAGCAGAAAACGGTTCGGACATACGCAAAGGCAAGGTTGGCTATCTTAAATTCAGTGGTAAAGACGGTGTAACCCTACCTGCAGGAAAAGCAATATACTCTGATGAATTGCAGTTCGAACTACAACCGCTAAGCAAAATAGCCATTACCATAAACTATATAAAGGCTCCTAAACAACCAACAGTGCACATGGGGTCGCGCACAACAAGCTATATTCTGAAAGGAAAAGCCAATGCCGACACCAGTTTTCGCACAGCTTTCAAAGAAGAACACTGGTTTAACATTGCAGGAATAGAGGTGCTTAGCAACACAGCAACAGCCATTGCCATACTCGGCAACAGCATTACAGATGGCAAAGCAAGCACAAACAATGCACAAAACCGATGGCCCGACTTCTTCTCGGCTGCCATTAACACACCCGAAAAAGCCGAAACGGGAGTGCTAAATTTGGGCATTGGCGACAACAGAATACTGTCTGTTGGCTTAGGAACACCCGGAAAAGAACGCTTCGACCGTGATATTCTTGGACAACACGGACTGCATTCTGTTATAATATTCGAGGCAATAAACGACATTGGTACTTCTAAAAATCCAGAAGAAACGGCACGTCAGCTGATAGAAGCATATAAAGAAATGACGAAAAAAGCACATGCGCACGGGCTAAAAGTATATATGGGCACCATAACACCCTTTGAAGGGTGTAAAAGTTACTACAACGAAGCACGCGAAAAGGCACGCCAAACCGTGAACGAATGGATAAGAACAACACACGAAACCGATGGTTTCATAGACTTCGATGAACTTATGCGCAACCCACAACACCCCAAACAGTTACGCAAAGAGTGGCAAAGTGGCGACTGGTTGCACCCTAACCCAGAAGGATACAAGGCTATGGGCGAGCATGCAGCAAAGGTTTTGGCACACGAAATAAACAGTACAACCACCCTGTAAGGTACATTAAACGTGAGCCATACACAACAAAACTACCCCCCTGTGTGGCACCATAACTTTTTAAAATATATAGATGCTGTAACCATCTAAATATTAACCACTTACCAAAAACCCCCTTTTTGTGTTGCAAAAGATAGGTTTTTGCACGATAAAAACCCTATTTTTGCATTGCAAAAGTGGGGTTATTGCAAATTTTTATCTTAACTAACTGAACTTCAATACATTACGTCTCCCAAATACCTCTCGTTCTAAAAAGTTGTTCATACAAATATACAAATAATAGTCCGAATGATAGCAAGAATAATATTAAAAAAATAGCAGGACACTTATAAAAATGCCCTGCTTCTGATGTTACAAATGCTGTCTCTTTAGTCTAATTAATTCTTCGACCAGTTCTAAAATCTGCTTATCGCATCTTTCTATTATCCCCTTTAAATCTTCAATAATCTGTTTTCTTTCACTTTCTGTCATACCTGTATTTTTATTGTTGTTGCTTAAGTGCTTCAATTTCAGCCATCAATTTTTGCACCTCTGCTTCTTTCTCTGCAATTAACTTTCTTTCGTACTCAACCTTTACAACTTCATATTCCGCTGTCGCCCACTCTGCTAATAACTTCATATCAGCAGGCGTAAAATTACTGAACTTGATGCGTTGCTTTATTTCCTCTACATCTTTAACAGTACTGCCATTAATGAAGTTACGCAAAGCAGTATTTAACTTATTTTCGTCCAGCATATCAAGTTCTTGCAATGTCTTTTTCACCTTTGCTGTCGGTTCTGTGTACTTCTCCACATAGGCTGCAACATATTCTTTGTACTTCTTGGCTGCTTTCACGGTCAAGTTATCAATCACTTGTTCTTTTGTCAGTGCTACATTTGCTACCTGTACTTCGTTGTTGTTCTGATTTATTATTTCCATTAGTTTATTGTTTAATGTCCGCCCCTTTAAGCAGACTTTAATTTAAAAATTATGATGCAAAGGTAGGTAGCATTTCAGATAGTTGCAAGAATATCAAGCACGCCAACTACACACTGTGTAAAAATGATAAAAAAAAGAGAGCATAAATATAATGCCCTCTTAGTTGCTTTGTAGTGATTTTTTAATTTCTTCCTTTATATCGCCTACTTTTTTGCTCCTATATTCGGTGTTTTTTATAAATGTCTTGTTACTGCCACACTGGGAATTAAATTTCCGCCAATACACTATTTTTTCCAATTGCTTATGTACTTCCTTGACTACTTCCTTATTGTTCTCTTCCTTGACTACTTCAACACTGTACCTATACCCTAACTCGTCCAGTACTTGATAGACTATACCATGATACAACTGCACTGCTTTCATTTCACTTATATTTTCACATTTCATCAACTTGCTAACAAACATATCTTGCAAGCTCATTATTTTTGCTTCTATTTCGGCTGTCATTTGTTGTATTATTGTAGACCTATTCATATCAACATAACCTTTTTTTGAGGCTAATATATCTCTTATAAAAGCAGCATCACTATCATCGGCAATATCAGCTTTAAAGTATCTACCTTTATTGTCCAGCATTTCTACAATTATACCAAAAGTAGTAATATTATTAGTTTGTTCGATTAAGTTGTTAAAAAATTTTGTTTTCATAATTTTAAGCTGTTTAGTGAAACTAATATTTTATTCCCATCACTCACTGACAGGAACGACAAATTTACCTATATTCTCTGAAACTACCAAAGAAAAGGATAAAAAAAGTGGCAAGCAAGTACACATTATTATATATATACCTGCTCCCACATTCATAGTTACTTCGCTCAAGTAACATTATATACCGTTAAACTTTATACTGCTATCCTTTTTCGACTCACCTTTTATTTTGCTATCTATCTTATTGTCAAGCACTTTAATCTTATTGTTAAAGTATAGTGTAACACCGAATATCCCACCGCTAAATGTTAATGCTTCCGACAAGTAAATAAGTACAGAACTTTCGATGGCGTATAATGTAAAAAAGCTAATATACGACATCACAGCACCACTTAATATCATGAATATAGCACTTCCATAACTAATCCAATCTTTCACATTCTTTGACATCTTATATCCTCCTTTCTTTATAATGGTATTATCCTGTGCATTGGTATAGTCATTATGTTACCATTTCTGAAGACAAATACTGTAATCGTTTGTATTTTTCTTCTAAGTTCTGTTACATAACCTCTAGCATCTTCACCACCAATATACCCCTCAAACATTGGTAACGCTGCTGCATATACGCCATTTACTACAGTATTGTCGTTAGTTGCTTTTGCTTTATTAAAATATCGTCCGCTGTTATCCTCTACTTGTTGCCTACTCCACTCTGTATCAGCTATATAATTACCATTTATTTTAGCTCCAGTGTATAAGTAAATATCCTCTCCGTGTGGCTTATTGAATGTAAAGAACTTATCAAACACGGTATCACTTGGGTTATCCATAATAACAGTACCTACTTCACCAATGTAACAAACTTCAAGAGGGCTAAAGCTACTTGTTGTAATATTTTCAGCTTTAACACCGTCTGGACTTAAGTTCAAAGTATTATTCCCTGCATTGTCGTAAAATTTCAGTATCGCTTGCCCTTTCGTGTCAATACCAAATTCAATATTTTTACTGACTGCCCCAAATACTGACATCATGCTACCTGTCAAGTCAATATAACCTGCGCCATTATTACGCGTCTTGAACTTTAACCCTTGTATAGCACCTTCACTATCTACACTTGCTACTACTTCCCCTGCTTGATTTAGATAATTGAACCTATTAGCTTGTGCATTTATTGTCATATCAGCACCATTAATATGTATGCCAGCACGTTCGATACTTTCTACAATATCTGGGTCTTTCCAGCCAGTTACTACCCCACCTTCTTCTAATTGTATCTCACTAATATATGCTTCACCGTTTCTTTTTAAGCCAATAAATACGTCCAACCATTCGTACCCTTCCTCTATGTCGAATGTGTAAGAATAAAGTACACGCTCTCCTGTATCATTAACAGGCACAATATCAAAATATTTAGTCTTGGGCTTTGAAAATAGTTCTGAATTATCATACCTTACCTCAATATATATTTCTGTATCTCTGCCATAAATACCTGCATAAAAAGAAATAGTGTAATTTTTTTTATCATGAACTCTAATTTTAGGAAATCTACAGCCATTCCATTCGTTATTTGCTGCACTATCTCTTATAATAGAAAGCACCCTAATATCTTTATTCTTACTGATAGCTACATACTCTGGCTTTTGCAGAATTAATAGGTCTAAATTTCTTAGCGATGCTCCTTTTAGTAAATTAACACCTCCACTAACCGACTTTTTAACTTCTAACTTAATATCTTTTGCTGTCTGTTCAATAGTGCTTATTCGTCTCTCTATACCTTCTTTATCGCTCTTCCCTTGCTCTATAATACTTTCAAACTTTCTATCATTGACACTAAAGCGAGAGTTATTCCATTTCTGCGCATCTACAATAAATTCAACCTTCGCACTTCGTTTATACTCTTTATACACTACTTCTATTTCTGCGCTACCACTCCATTTATCTGGCGTAATACTAAGAAATTTAATTTTATTACCTCCACTAACAGCAACTGTACAATTTACGCTTGATATTACCTTTACATTGTCGGGTAACACTTCTGTATCCCCAACAAATAATTTAATCTTACCTTCATTTGCTGCAATACCTTCTATTCTACCTTCAATGTCAGTGTTAAATACAAAGGTAGAAGGTGTAATAACTAACGATACTGGGCTTTTTCCATCTTTACCATCTTCACCTTTGGCTGCAATATCGCTTTTTTCGTATTTTTTTGTCGTATTATTCCAAACATACCAAAAACCATCACTACCTATATATGGTGTGCCTGCTGATGTTGTATTTATCTTATCAGCTACATACTCTTCGAGTGTCTTACCATTACTAACGCTGAACTCTCCTTTGAACTTATTACCACTTGCGCTGATAACATTTATTTTGTATTTTTCCAAGTCAAAGTTGTTAATTCCTGCATATTGTACTATCGAAGGTGCTACAACTGTTTTATCCAAAAAGCCAGTATTATAAGAACTCACAATAATAGCATTCTGTCTACTCTTGTCGTTATTATTACCCAACTGCACAATATTATCTCCCACCTCTGGCACAGCGTTAGACAATGGAGACTTGATAGACTTTGATAACACTACAAAATGAAAATTACCATCAGTGCCGATACTCTGAACTTTGCGCCAATAGAACTTATTAGCCGCATTATATGTTACACCTTCTGCTACATTCATAGTCTGACACACTGCAAAATCATGTTCAGCAAAGCAATTTTCTATCTTCCTACCTTCTTGTTCATTTCTCCACAAGCATTTAAAGTCTCCATTATCCAGCACCTCTATTTTATCTATCCTTGCATTAGCTGGTGTTACAATAATCTGTCCTTGTGTTGCTTGTACTTCATCTACCGAAAGTTTGAAAAAATGTGCTGCTCCTGTTACAGTTAAATTACCTATTACTGCATTTTCACCTGTCAAAGATGTTATACTTGCATTATTAGCTGTCAAATCTCCAACATTAGCAATATCAGCGTTTATTTTCTCTGTATTAGCTACCTTTGATGTTATTGTGTCAGTATTTGCAGTAGTTGATGTTAGGTTATCTGCTTTGATGCTCCTATAATCTAAACTCTCACCTTCTATACTCTCAACTTTACCACTATCAGCCTTTATTTTCTTCGTTTCTACACCCTTCGCACTTACATTATCAGCACTCATATTACCAACACCCACCATATCACCTTTTACATCTTCTGTACCGTCAAATGGTTGCCCCCAGAGTAGATGTTGTTCTAATTTTCCTGTGCCATTTTTGTTTGTCATAGTCCCACCACCAGAAACATTACCTGTCCCAGTGGTGTTACTTGTTGTGTTTTTCTTTTTGCTGTATGATATTATTTCTATCATCGTCTTATATCTCCTTCATTACTACATTAACTGAATTATTTACTATATTCCTGCTTACCGATTGGACTATAAAGTGTTTTTTCAATGTCTCGCTATAAAATTTATGTCGAAAATCTATACCACTATCTATCAAACTACATTCCATCACAACTTTAGGCTTGCTATACTCTTTATAATAAGCATCTATATAATGTTCTTCTGCTTTCGCCACTTCATTAGTCGTTGCATTATAAATTTGTGTTATCGGTAGTTTAGTATTATCATCAAAGACAGCATTTAACAAGACACCAGCATTTACACCTTTCGCAAAGCATTCATTACTACTTAGCTGTGTAACTAATTTAAAGTCAGCTTCATAGTTATTTATAAATTTACCGACCTCTGCGCTGCTATATACTAAGTCTTTATCTTCTGTTAGATTTTTCTTCCCAAAGTCGCTAACAATGCTACACTTAAAGTCTTTGATGATAATATTTTCTACGTGGGCTAAGATATATTTACTGCTATCTGACCACTTAGTAGATTTCCAGAATAAAAAACCTCTCTTCGTTGCACTTACATCATTCCACATTAGCTGTACAGGACTAATTATTTTAAACTTCATCGTCCCACTTAGTGCATCTGAATTTCGTATTGGTATTGCTGTACCTTCTACATCTAAATTCATCGTGTAATCAACGGTATTTTGAATATCGAACTCATCACCTATTATGTAATCTCCTATTTTTGGATTAACACCAAGCGAAAATGTTGTTTTATAATAGTCTTTGCCGTCTATCGTCTGCTTTAGCTCTGGTCTTTTTTTAATATCTTCGATAGTTAGCCACTCAAATGTGCTACTATTATCACCCTCTGTACCAACCCTCGTTTCGACACAGTATTTATCGCCTACCTGTAGTTCACATTCAAGTATTGGTAGTTTGCTAATTTTATCGCTGTTATCATCAACGCCAGAATATTGGAACTCGTAACCATGTGCGCTTTTGTCATCTGTCCACACTTGAATACCTGTACCACCAGCTAAATAAGTCGGCTTGTCAGTGCTATTTGTTGCTCTATAAAACTTTCTTGTATAATATCTGCCTTCTCTATTGTTGTCTGATTTTACAAGATTAGTTCTTGCTTTATCTACTAGTGCTACTTTTCCTGCGTAATCTGGCATTAATGCTTTCTTTCCTTCCGTCTTTTTAGCTCCAGATTTTAAAATCTTGTCATAATAACACTCTCGTTCAGCATATAGAGTAGTACTCTCATAACAAATAGGCTGCAATAATATTTTACCACTAAACACAAGATAATTAGTTGTGTCATCATCAACAGGGCTAAACACACCACCACTACCTTTACCTGTATATTCTATTATTCCTGCATTGTCTTTTAGGTATTTATCGCTTGGAAAATGCCCAGCCTCTGTATCATCTTCGTTACCATTGATACTAATATATAAATAATTGCTCATAGGTATTTTAGATACTATTCTGTTGTCGGTTGCATTTTCTTGCTTCTTGATATTGCCTATCCTGAACATTGCAGGCGTTAGTGAATGCTCTTTTAAGTATCTAGCTGTATTTTGTTGCTCTATATAATCACCTTGTTCATTCTTACTGTACATCAATTCAGCATCTTTCAATTTCCAGTTCGGGTGATACATGTTTTGTAAGTACCAATCATAAGTACCTGCCTTTTCATACTTAGTTGGTTTTCCTTTCACCATGTTATTAAAAGCATCATTAGCATCATCACCGCTACCCTCGCTGATATACTCTGTCATATATAGCTGTTTACTTTTAAAATGACTTACTGCATCACTTAGTGGGTTATCTATCAGTGTATCTTGATTTTCTAAACTACAATTAATACTTATTTGATTATACACTTCGCCAACACTAATACTGGTATCACTGTCTGCATAATGTTCGGCACTGATGGTAATATTGCTGGGTATGAAGTTATGTTTTTCTCCACTTACTATATCTACCCAAGCACTTCTACCGTCTTTTATCGTACCCCAATCAAATATATAAAAGTTCAGCCCCTCTTGTCGTATGTGTAAGTTCAGATATTGCAGCATTTCTTTCAATAAATCTTCGTTACTCCATACTCTATCAAAATCTTCACCCAGCAAATAAAGTTCTGATATTGCAAGGTCGTTAAAAATGCTACTCTCTTTTCCTTTTTCTACACCTTTCGACATGTCATAGAGTATTTTTGGTTTACTATTACCCTGTATATCCAAAGCATTAAATTCTGCAAACATACCTACTAACATATCTCTAAAATTAGCTGACTTCGCATTATTCAGTACCTCATCGAATGTCTTTAATGTAATATCTTTGTACTTATAATATTGAAGTGTTGAAAGAGCATCAGTACAGTTAATACTAAATTCGTCTACTGCTGATACGAAAGGTTGGCTAAATGTGTTCGGCTCTACATATCCAGCAAAAATAATTTCTTCTCCTTTTCTGACATTGACCCTAATATTTCTGCTATTACCTGCATACAACTCACCACCTAAGAAATTTTCCGTTAGCAAATTAATTGTACATGACTTTCTAATTATTGTCTCAAATGTGCTGTCTATGTCCTCTTCGATAGTAATAGGTTCAGCACTAAAATAAATACCATCTTGACCTATGATTATTTCTTTACCATCAGCTATACCATTATCTATCTGTACTGAATACCTAATATTATCTTTATTACTAAATTCTCCTTTTAATATCATATTCTTTTACTATTTAATGCCAGTGAATTTACCTACCTTTGACTTTACCTTTGAGTAGTTAGACAGTGCAATATACAAATCACTTCCTTTCACTCTGACAGTACCTGCACTAACATTACCACCAGCAGTATTATTATCAAGAAGTCGAAATAGGTTGCTTTGCTGTGTCTTAGTTAGTATCATTTCACCACTATTTACTCGTGCTATATTATTATCACCGACTACACTATTACCGCTGAATATACCACCTTGACTAAAGCCTTTAATCTGGCTAATTGTTGTTGCCATTACTCCAATACCACTTGCAATAGCGGCTATCCAACCCCAAACACCTAACTTAGACTCTTGAGCTGTCGCCTGTGCAAAGCCTAATACTATCTGACCAATTGCACTTAATATTAACCCTGCCTTAGCTGCTGCACTATCTTCACCTAATTGCGTTAATGCACTACCTATAGCTACCATACTTGCTGCCATCTTATCAGTATCACTTGCTTGCTTATTGCTAAATAATAATGATAACGCCCTCGCATCGTCAAGAAAAGAACGAATACTACCATTACTGAACCTTTCTATTGCACTGTTCAAATCTTCAATACTTTTCTTTTGCTCGGTATTGTCAAATGCTTTTTTCTTCAGTTCTATTAGTTGTTCGAGTGTCGCTGTATCAAGGTCAAAGTCTATTGCTATCTCAAAGCTACTACCCTTCAAGCTATCTAACATCTTCTTAACTTCGTCTCTTATTGGCTTAACTCCTTTTTCGTTTACTTCTTTCAGTTCATCTTGTGCCTTTGCTATACTCTTTGCTCTCTCTGCATTTAGTATTTGATAGGTTGATAGATACTTAGATGTTAGGTTATCAAGTTCTTGTGCTTTTTGTTCACTAATTTGCTTTTCAAGCTCTAAATTTCCATTTGCTTTCTTAGCAAGTTCAGCATATTTATAATTGATAGCTTCTATTTCGGCTGCTTTCTCATCTTCTATTTGCTGTTCACGTTGTGTATAGTAGTCGTCATAATAAGAAATACGGTTAAATAAGCCTTTACTTGTTAGGATAGCAACTTCATCTACTGCTTTTCTTTGTGCCTCTAATTCATTTTTTGCTAAATCTCTGCTTGTCTTTTCGAGTTGGTTGCCATTATTTAACAGAGTAGTTTTTAGCTGCTCTTGTTCATGCTTCGCTTTTTCTGCACTTTTATCTTTCTTAGGCTTTGTTACCTTTGGCTTCTTTACCTTCAGTTTCTTAGGTTTTGCTGTCTTCTGTGCTTCCTTTTTAATATCATCTTGCGCTTTTATTGCATAATCTTCGGCTTCTTTTTTCTTGGTCGGGTCTGTTTCAAGTTTAGCCCTTTTCTGGAAATAAACTAATCTATCCTTTGCTGTTACTCGTCCTTGTCTTTCTTTGCTTTTAAAGTCATCATCAAGTTGTTGAAGGTCTGATTTTTTCTTATTTGCTGCATCTCTATTATTCTGTTGTTTTTGCTGCCACTTAACACCTTCCTTGTAATTTTCCTTTATGTTAATACCCTCTGCTGCTACTTTTTTTGCGTTGCCTGCTAAACTTCCCCAGTTACCACTAAGTGCATCACTAATAACACTGGCAAGAACTTTAAAAGGTGTAACAACAAACTTTAAGATACTATTACCAACACCAGCAGCAATTTGTTTAATTCTATCAAAAGCACCTCCTAAGTTGTTGAGTATAGGGAAAGTCTTAGTAAACCAACCAACTACTTCTTTCCAGTTCGATATTAAATAACCTATGGCACTGATTAATAGACCAATACCAATACTACTTAGAGCTATTCTTAACCCCTTCGATGCCATTGCTGCTGCCTTCTGTGCAATTGTCATACCCTGTGTAGCTTCTTTACCTGCTGTGGTTGCTACACTATTGGCTTCTTGTGCAACTGTCTCTGATTCCTTCGCTACTGTATGTCCTTCTGTTGCTGTTATGTTACCTGTTATGGCTGCTGTATTATCACTAACACTTACACTATTTGCCTTTTCAGCTACTGCATTTGCTTCGATGGCTACACTATTTGCACTGACTACACCACTATTACTTGCAATAGCTGTACTGTTGGTAGATGTTGATGCTGCTACATTATTTTGCTCAACTCCAATTAATTGTAAAAGACTATGCCATGCTCTATATGTTCCCGTTGATTGGTCCATGAAGGTAGCCTGTAGAGTTTGAATGCCATTTAAAACACTCATAGCCCCTGCAAGTTGAGCTAATACTTGGTTTGCATTTTCACTTTCGATACCAAACATCGCCAAAGCCCCAGCATACGTTTGGAATACACTAACTCCACTACCTGCAACATTAAGTACACCAGCTAAGCCCCTTGTATCATTTGCAAAGTCTTTCACTACTGCACTGGCATCACCCATAGCATCTTTTATACTACCTGCTCGAGCTGCAAGTTCTTGGAATTTTGCACTGCTGGGGTCTACGCCATTCAAAAGCATATTACTTAGCTCTGCTTGTATGCCTTTTAGCTCTGCTTTAATATTACCACTGCTACTTTTGAAGGTATTTTCGGTGCTGGCAACTTCACCTTTAACTTTATCAATAATACTTTTAAACTGTTTATCGTCAAGTCTAATTTTCGTAACTAATTCTTGTGCCATATTCTTTTGCTTTCTCTATTAACCGCTTTTTATCCTCTTCTGTTGGTGCTGTATTATCATTATCGCTAACACTTACACTATCCCAACTAAAAGGCATAAATTTTTTCGGGTCATCTGTTTTAATTCCTCCCATCACTTTCGCTGATATAAATGCAAGTTGTCGTGTTTGTTCCCAGCTGTTTAAGTTCTTGTAATATAATTTCTGTATCAAGATGTGCATTTCATAAAAACTCATCTTATCAAGTACATATTCTGGGCTTAGTCCACCTTGATATACCAAAATAGCAAAAATATCAGCGACTTTTAGTTTTTTCCTGTGTCTCCTTCTTGCTTAGCGTTTTTATCTTGCATTTCTCTCTGCCTTGCTGTTTCGAGTTCCATAAATTTTGCATATTGAGAGAAAATAGAAGGGTCTTTATCTATTGCATCAAGTAGACTATCAAATGTCAAGTCGTTATCTTTGTTATCTCCAGCTAAGATAAGACAATAAAGAAATAAATATTGGTCGCTTAGTAATTTTAAACTAAACATTTCGCCTTTTACTTGCTCAAACATCATCATAGCACGTACACTATATTTCAAGTTATATTTTATGTTGTTAATTGTTATCGTTGTCATAGTATTTGTTGTTAGTTAAAAAATTATTGGCAATACACTCAACCTTCTAATAGATTAAATGTACTGCCTTTATGTCATTATGTTGTCTACTCTATTGGATAGACTTTGTGTTATTTTATGTTCGTGGTGGTGTTGCTACCTTCTTAAGTTCTCCTGTACCTACAAATGATGCGCTGAATGTTGCATTATCTTCATTAGGTGCGCTTGCTTCCAGTGAGGTTAATATTACTTTACCACTATATGTCCCTGTCGTTGATGGAACCCAGCCACCCTTTGCTACTTCTGCTGCTTTATTTGCTGAATTTTTCTCAAGTGCAAACACAGCATCAATTGGTGTTTGTGCTGTCATCATGTCAAAGAGATTTTCGAATGTAACACCTTCTCCATCATTACTAAAGAGGTTCTCTGTCTTAACTTCCCAGCTTATTTTACCAGCATTACTTGTTACCCACTTACCGCCACTATCTTTTGAAGTAGTTTCTGTGGTGTCCATGCTGATAGTAAGTGAATGTGAAGTAGCGAAAGCGATTGACTTGCCGTTGATAAATAACATTAAGTCCCTGCCTTTAATTACATTTGCCATATCTTATATTATTTTATTCTTTTGTTTTTATTGTATATGTGAGTAATTGTAGGAAGGTATCATCACTGTATCTTTCTTCACTACCCACTAATTCTATGTTATCTGCTATCTGTAATACATCTGATACAATAGATGCAATTTCCACTCCCCTGCTGTAATTATCTGTTGCAATAATAATACTAACGGTGCTATCAATATCAAATAACACTGCATCTTTATTACTGGCTGCTTGTGTACTCTCTCTCCTATATACAATGAAAGGATAATTAGTGCCTTTATCAGCTACAAGTGGATATATTCTGTTATCTATTACGCCTTTTAATGTATCATCGCTAAGCAGTATTTTTCTAATTTCTTTCCCTGCATCAAAAAATCTCATGCCTACTTACTCTCCCATATTTTCTGTATCGTCTCTGAAAAAGTTGTATCTATTATATCTTCTGCTTTAGATAAATTAGCATCAACAGCGTTAGTAAAGAAATTAGTACGTTTCATAGCACCTCTGTTAGCACCTATTTTATTTTTTCTAATTACTGTACCACTCTGAAAGAACTTTAACCGAAAATCACCGAAAATATGTACTTTGAGTTCGTCTGTATTATCTTTTATTTTACTAACCTTGATGCCACTTTCTAAGCTCTTTCCATTCCAGTAGTTAGGTGATTTAGCTTTCTTTGTTACCTGTCTCAAGTTTGATTTTGCTGCTTTAACGATAACTTGCGCACTCTTTCTCAAAGCAGTATTTTTAGCTTTTTTCTGTTCCTTTCCTGTGAGTTGTGCGAATTTCTCCGTTAATGCTTCGATACCATTTATACTAATTGCCTCGTTCATTACTCATTCACTTTTTCAGTTTCGATAATCTTTCTATTATTTGCTTTATCATCGCTGACAGACAAGACACGATATTTGGCATTATCCCACATTATATTATCTGTGTACTCTTTAATATCTACATAACGCCATACTGTAAAGGTAACACGAAAAGGATATATAACTTCATCATTTACTACTGTCCTATCACCTGCTTTGCTTACTACTTGTGCTTTGGTTGATGTAATAAATGTATGAATGTCGTTAGTTGCGCCATCTTCACCTTGTATTATGTCAGTACGATAGATAGATATTTTTTCTGTTAATAGTCCTGCTCTCATTATTTCTGTCCTCCTTTGTAATTTCTGTAAAGGTCAGTTAGGTATGATAACGTATAGGGTATTTCGACATTAGATGTAAATGCAATTGGTTCTCTGTTAGCGTATAGATTACCTACCATCAATAATACAGCATGCGCCAGTGGAGGGGGCAATTCACTACCACCCTCACCAGCTACTATACTATCAAATGTGTTATCTATATGCTTTTCAATTGCTTTTTCAGCTACTATTACAAGGTCTACTAAATATTCGTCGTCATCATGAAATGTATCATCAATGTTTAAGTGCTTTTTGATTTGGTATAATTGAATGTACATATAGATAATATTATTTTAGGTTAATTATACTGCAAAAGTACCGAATTGGAATGCTTCTGGTCTAATCATGGTAGCATCAAAGTAAGCATTAACTACCAAGCGTACCATACCTGCTGATGCTTTGCTGAATGGGTCCACTGTAATGTCGATGCCTCCGAACTGACCAATAGCAAGATTAGAGAAATCGCCAACAATAAACTGCTTAGCTTCTACATTTGAGGTAGAGTAAACAGGTGTACCATCAAGTGAACTATCTATATATGCTAACTGTGCTGTGCCTTTTGAACCTTTCATCATATTTCTGAAAGATGCTTTAGCTGACGGACTTGCAATATAAGCAATATCACCCAGTACATTCTTCTCCTCTACCAATGCCTCAAGACCTACAATACCTTCAAAATCTGTTACTTTTACTGGTGTCTTACCATTGAACATACCTGCTGGCTTATTTGCTGTCTTAGCTTCCTTGCCTAGAATAGTAGCTTCTAATTTGCTGTTAATAGCATTGATTAAGTCCATTCTGATAGCATTTTCTACACCTATACTATCCTGTGCTAACAACATTTTAGAAATATCAACGAAAGCAGTTAAGCGTTTAGGTTGCAATACTACATTACCAAAAGCTGTACCACCGTCTGCTGCTTCGCCTACTTCACCAGCCCAGCCAACATTAGCACCTGTCATAACTGGCAATTGTACATTATTTGACAAGCCTGTATAGAACTTAGCACCTGCATTAAGTAATACGTTCTTTGCTCGTAATGGCTCTATGATGTCGTAAAGGTCAGTAGCTACAACATCTACTCCCTCTGATGCTACACTAACAGCACGTTTTTCAGTTGGTAGGTAGATTTGACCAATTGTGTTTAGCCCTGCCTTACGCATTTCTTGCATACCAGCATTATTAACAGCTGCTGTAATATCATCAATACTTCTGTTCTCTGCTACCGCCTTGATAGCCTTTAAAAGCGAAAATCTCTGTTTCATTGTTTGTTTTTGATTGATAAATTTATGATTTCTTTTTTCTTCTTCCTCTACTACTTTTTCGTTAGTATCGGTGTCTTTTTCTTCTACCTCTGGCTTAACTTCTTCCTCTTCGTTAGCCTTTGTTTCTACTTCTTTTTCTTTGGTATTGGTTGTTTCTTCCTCTACCTGCTCTTCTGTTGGCTTAATGTCTTTTTCATTATCCAACTGTTCTAACTTTTCTTGTTCCATTTCGTTTAACATTTCTTTTGCTCTTGCACTTACACTTGTCGCACTATAAGCTGGTTGCCATACTGGGCTGACATCAACAAGACATTCTATTTTATTAATAGTCCTGTGTGTAGTACCATTGATATTTTCCCATACTTCGCTACCTTCTTCGCTACTAACTATAAATGCAAAGCTACTACTATCAATTTCGCCACGTCTGATATGTTCGATAAGTTCATTTCCCAGCTCTGTATTAGGTGCTTGAAAAGAATACTTTAACCCCTTTTCGTCTATTGATAATGATAAACTCCCTTCACCATATCGACACCTTGCTAATACTTTGTCTGGATTATGATTAAATAAAGCAAATACATCTGACCTGTTAATAACATCTACAGTTACTGCACTCGGTGATATTGTTTCATAAAAGCCCATATCTTCTGACTGACTATTGAACACTACTGCATAACCTTCTACTGTGCGAGTCTCCGAATTGATGTTACTAATTGTGGCTGAACGTCTTTCTAATTGTCGTTCTCTCATCTGTTATACTTTATATAGATTATTAACTTTCTTCTTCTGTACCTGCTATATTACTTTTGCTGACATCATTATAAGCTAAGTTGTGATTATCTCCACCTTCTACCTCGTTCAGTCCAAGTTCTTTTCGTACTTCATTGATAGATAATACACCCATACTCAACAATGTGCTATAATAGCTTGCTTGTTGTGCTTTATCTGTACGTAATATTGCTGTTTCGTCTAAATTAATCTCTAAGTTCTCACCACCGCTTACTAATTTTCTATTCAATTCTTCCTCTATCATTACTATATAGGGGTTTAGTGTATAGCTTAAGAACTGTAAGTTAGTTGCCTCAATAGTAGAGTAACCAGCATTTGATAAGTCGCCAAGAAGTACTGGGCTAATATTAAAGAACCTCGCTATATCTGCTACGTTATATTGTCTTGACTGTAACATTTGCGCATCTTCACCACTCACACTAACAGCTTGATAGTCCATGTTTGAAGGCACTACGACAACTCCACCACTTGTATTACCACTGCCAAAAATAGTACGCCAAGAAGTTGCTATGTCTTGCTTCTGTTCATTGCTTAAGTTAGAATGAACTTTAATTACACCATTCAAGTTACAACCACTACTAAAGAAAGTTTCAGCTGTATTTTCTGTTTGGTTTGCTATGTTTAATGACCTTCTTGCATGGCTAAGTACTGAAATTCCCTGCACTCCATCTACTGTATATTTCAGAAAGTGTAACATATCGGCAGGCATTATCCGCTTTGTAGGTAGGTAAGCACATGTATAGTAAAGTTCTTTTGTCTCTTTCCTGTAATAAACTTGCACATCTTCTGGCTGCAAATATCTTAGCCCTGTAACTTTGCCAGCTTTTCTTTCAATATAACAGTAAGCGTTTCCCTTCAATAACACACTTTGTAATATCGTCTTGAATAGTGTATATTTCGTGGTTAAGTTGCTTGTAAATATATCTTTTAGTGGGTGTTGGTCAAGTTCTAATACACCTTCTTTATTATGTGCTTTGATGGTAATAGGTAGACAAGCAATAGCATCACTGATTAGATTAACTGCTGAATAGACTGTTGATAATGATAATGCTGTATATTTGCTACTATTTAAGCCATATTGCAAAGAGTCTGATAAGTTCGGGTTGTAGATGTTTACTTCTCTTTTTTCTGGTTTATTTCTGTTTATTGTATATCCTAAAAATTTCATTGTGATGTCATTGTATTAGTATGTAAAGCCTGTTATTGTGTTATCGTATTGTGGCTGTTCTAAGTATTTTCCCAGTGCATTAAGTGCAGCATGTACACCGTCTATCTTTTTCTGGCTATCCTTGTTTATCTTAGTTGGCTTGATATTTCCGTTACTATCTTCGATAATCTCACAATTAGCAAAATTCCAGCGTATTATTGGGTTGTCATCAAATACAGCTTTGCCACTTCTTGCCAGTAACTCCATATATCTGGTTGGCTTGTTTAACGCTCCTGTTGTTTGCGAGTAGGGCTGACAATTAAAGCCTTTTTTAGTCAGTTCTATGATAGCCATAGTTGATTGCCACTGGTCGTAACTGATACATTCGATAGGTATTATCTTATTAAGTTCTTCTATATCGCTAATTACCCTATTGTAGTCTACGACATTGCCAGACGTTATATTAAGATGTCGTTGTCTTTTCCACTGTGCATATTTCTCCTTGTTTGCACCTTCTTGTAATGTAACTTCTGGCAGGTAATACCAATTCTTAAAATAATATTTATCGTTAAGTGGTATCAAAAGCGATATTGCCGTTAAATCACTTGTACTACTTAAGTCAATACCAAGATAACCGCTACAACCACTAAACATACTATCTGATAAGTCGAATTTTGCTGTACACTCATTTATATAATTACTGCCTATCCACTCACCATTTGCATTACTACACCAGATATTCATTAGCTTTGTTTTGAAATTAGTTAGCAGTAATGGTGAGTTCTTTGCTTTGTTAAGTTGGCTGCGTATATATTCCTTTGTTACCGTCAAGTCTAAATTTGGTTGGCATTTTATCCAAACTTCCTCGTCCTCTATGTCGTCTCCATCATCAAGTGTATAGATAGCAGAGAAAATACTATCATCTTGTAACTTCCCATCTAAAATATCAATGTAAGTACTTCGTAATTGATAGCAGGGGTTAGTCATATCAAAGCCTGCTGTTGTAATATATAGCATAAGTGGCTGTTCACGCATACCTACACTACTTGTTAATACATTTGCTACACTATTACTTTTTGCAGCATGGTATTCATCAAGAACAAAAGCACTACAATTTAAGCCATCTAATTTGTCAGCATCTGCACTAACTACTTTCATAACTGACTTTGTAGCAGGAAATTTAATCTGGTCTCTGAAGGTCTTAAATAGCTTACCTTTTTTATCTAAGTGGCTGATAAAATTTTTAGACATCGTGAAAGCTAATTGTGCTTGTGAATATGAATTAGCTGCAAATATTATCTGGGCTTCACTTTCACCATCAGCAGTAAGCATGTATAACATAACACCTGCAGCTAATGTACTTTTACCACATTTTCTGGCAACCTCTATGTAAACTTCTCTTACTACTCGCTTACCGTCTTTATACCATTTAAAGCCAAAAATTGAATAAATTACCCACTTTTGCCATTCCTGCAGTACTAATGGTTTACCTGCGAATTTACCTGTACTTTGTGGTAATAATTGTAAGAACTTAACTACCCTATCTGCTGCTTTAGTGTCAAAATATCTGTCCTCTTTGTTGAACCAGCTTAAGTATCGTTGGCATGCTAAGCGTATATACTGACAGACTACTACTTTACCATCTATCACATCACGAGCATAAGAGGTATATTTTTCGTCTATCATGGTATTCTTGTGTTATATGCTAAGCTCTAATTTCTTTGGGTAGCCTTGTGTGTAGTCGTAGGCGTTTACCTCTTCGATAGTGGTTAATTGTCTAACATTATATATATGTCGCTGTGTTACGTTGTATGCTAGGTATGCGTAATATCCTAGTTGGTCGAGTAACTTTAGTGCAAGTTGGCTATTAACTACTAACTTCTTACCTTGTAACCATACTTCGCTTTCAGTATGACCATTTTCAATATCAAGTTCAATAGCTCGTCTTGTACCTAATCTATCCTCTCTTTCTATCCAAGCAGGCATACCATTTAGTAGAAAAGAGTTTACTGCTTCGCTGTTATCGTATGCTTGTATAGCTGCTATCTTATCTGCTATGACTTTATCTAGTGTATTATCCTCTACCTCGGCTAACCTATACCCATTATCAAGCAGTATTTTTTCTGTCGGGTTAAGAATTGTTACGTTGTCATCGGTGATAATATAGCTGCCATTATAGGTAATATTACCTTTTCTGTATTGTGTCATCATATATTAATCTCCTCTATATTCACTCATTGGTAGTATATTATTGGTAATATACTTTATTATAGGTGCGTTAGCTTTGTATCTATCTACTGCAATATCGGGTACATATAGAGTTTTTGCAACACTTTGAATATTGTAATCTCTAATTATAGGTGGCGTTTCTGACTTTATGATTACTTCTGCTTTGCCAATTAGTTTATATCTTACCCACATTTGACCCATATCACGAATAGTAGATGGTATTATAGCCTTCTCTAACTTAGTTGCGTTCATAAAAAGATTACTGCCTAAGCTCTGTACACCTTCCCAAATATTACCTACTTTTAAATTACTACAGCCTATAAAAGCAGCTGATAAATCAGTAACATTGCAAAAATGTTGAAAGTCATTTAGGTTCTCTATATCAATATTGTTAAACAATCTTCCAATGCTTGTAACATTTTCCATCTCTTCTTTGCTTACTTTACCATCTTTATTAATATCAAAATTCTCAAGGCATATACGCTCTACATTTGAATTTTCGAAGGTTATATATTCAATATCTCTAAGCGGCTTTTCAATAATATTATATTTTAAATTATAATCTTTTAGGTAGCTATAATATTTTGAATATCCGGGCATTACATAGATATTATCTATTCTACTAGATAAATGAGAACTTTGTGAAGGTAATATTGAACCAGCTTTACTGATATTATTTAATATTAAATTACGTAACCTACTATTAATATCATTCGGTCTATTAGTTTGGAAGCTATAAGCAGCTATATATGTTAATTTTCTTGGAAGTGATATTAGTAATGCCTGTTTTTTCAAGTAGCCTTTAACTTTAAATGCTGACTCGCCCAATACCTTAACATCAGCATTATACACTACCTTTCCAATGCCATTTTCATAGGTGTGTGAAATAACTTCCAAACCTCGCTGTTTACCATAACCTCCAATGAAATCAAAATCCTCCTCTAATTTTTGCCCATCTGTAGTAATATACCAAATTTCATTATCTGGTTGCTTGCTGAAATCAATACCCATTATATATTTTTCAGAGAGCATCATAAGTTTTCTCCTAAATATACTCATTACTAGACCCCTTCCATTACGATAATCCCATTTAGTATACTAGCTTGATAAGTTTTACCTGGTTGTATAGTTGGTACATAGTTATTAATCCACTTAACATTGCTGATAGATAGTGTTGTTGCTTTACTTGATGGGCTAGTAAACTGAAAACAATACTCGGCTAACGAATCTTCTTTTGTATTTGGTGATAGTGTTAATGTCAGTGTTTCTACTTCACCCCACACATGCATAGTATTTGGTGTAAGTGCAAAAGTTGTATCATTATTGCCATGTATTACTTGTCGCAAATATCCGTCATCGCCTTTAGCACCCTTCAAGTTTTTTTCTGTCTTTTGGTGCTGATGTGTAGTTGTGTTATACTCGCTTATGTAACCTTCTGCATCAATAGTAGGCATCATAGAAGGTAGTGCGTTTAATTGAGAAGTTATTAGATTATCACTTTGTAGTTGATGCTGCCTTATCTGCTCTTTTACTTTATCAACTTCGTTATCTACACTTGCTACTTTATCTGCTATGGCTTTGTCTACCTTTTCAATAGCTGACTTCTTAACTACCTCTATAACATCTTCAATTGTATTATTTTCATCAACTACTATATTAGTGTCTACGTAGTAGTCAGTAGTAATGGTGTAGTCTTCGTTGCTATCTGGGTTGTTTACTTTATATTGCAAAACACCTTTACCCATCACCTTAAGCTGCTCCCATTCTAACTCCATATTCCCTTCGCTGTCGGTATGATTAATTGTAGTACCAAAAGAAGGGTTAGTAGTAAAGAATAATACATAGCCACCAGAAATAAACTTATGGGGCTTGATACGAAGGGTGCTATTTTGTTGTATTCTTTTCATTAGTCGTTATTATTTAGTTGTTGTAGGAAATTCGGCTCATCATCTTCTTTAGGCGTTTCGTTTTTCTTTGCTAACGCTTCATTTTTTAGAGCTGCTTTAGGTGAAATTCCCAGCTCGTTTATACACTTTAATATCTGAACTTGAAAGCTATTGAGTATTGGTAGTAGTGGGTGTTTATTCATGTTACCGTATCGGTCTTTTATCATTAGTCCATCTTCCTGTAACTTATCCTTTATCCTCGCTTCCATTTCCATATTGTATTGAAGTGTGCCTATCGTTGCTTCCCATTCTGGCTTAACTTTTTTATACTCTTTTCTCAGATACCTTCTTACACCAGCTATATAGCCAAGTACAAAAGGTCGTATCTCTATGTTAGTATTGTTAGTTGTCATTGTATTAATATTCTTTTGTATATCTTCTTACCACCTACTATCGGGTTCATTAATAGGTCAAGTATTTTGTATTGTCCTGTGTAGTGCTTTGCTAAAAAAGTAACTGGAACACCCATAGCTCCTTTGTAGTCATTCGGTATATCACAGTACTTATTTACATTGATAGCTGGGTAATTGTCATAAACAGGGTAGTCAGTAGCATTATACTTTTTAGTTAGCTCTAATTCTGGCTTTACTACTGGCAACGTTGTAAACCAGCAGCAACATCTTATACCTTTCTGCTCGCCATTTACCCCTGTGTATTTGCTGGGTACGTTATGCCCTATTCTTACCTTGCCATCTTTTATTAACTGAAAAATATCTTTATATGCTGCACCGTTAATACTACCGATAACCAAAAAATCTTTATCCTTTATAGTATCTATATAATGTCGAAATAAGCTAAAAGGTGGGTTAGTAATGATAATATCTGCTTGCTCTATTATTGCTTTACACTCTTGACTATCAAAGCTGCCATTACCTACTAACGACTTCTTTATTACTCGCTTGCCATCATATTCTAACATTTCACCATTACCAGCACTATTATAAGATGTGGCAATTACTTTCTTTATTTGTAGTGTCTGAAAGTTGCTTGTAAAATACTTCCAAAAGTTGCTTTCTTCACTATCTGCATTGCAATAGATTACTTTACCTACTAAGTGCTGCACATAATGGCTAAGCTCCTTCTCAATATCCTCTAAGCGTGTATAAAATTCATCATCTTTTTTCTGCTTAGCTCTCTGAAGGTTTGTGTTGTTTGTCATGGTATTAGAAAGGTTATTATGTGTTACTCGTCAAATAGCATCTTAGAAGTTGGTAGTAAACACCCCCAACTATTACCATACTGCCTACCCATACTCTCTACAAAATGTGGAAATAGACCCATATTTTCATAAAGTTGCTTAAGTATTGCCTTCTCCTTTTTTGACATCTTTTGTTTATTGTCGTCTATTATTATGTTATTATCAATAAGCCATTGTGCATATTTTTCTTCTTTATCGTCTAACTCATCATTCCATCTTTTACTACCTTCCTCTGTGCCATACTCTTTTATATATCGCACAAGTAGATGATAATTTTTTGGACGTTGCATTTGTTCTAATTCTCTTTCAAATGCTGCACTTCTTCTCTTTGGTATTGTAACTTCTTTTATCATAATTAATTATTATTTAAATGTTTATTATTTTTGTTCCATCGTCCCTTCGCTCAAGGGACTCTTCTAAATTCTGAACTATATCTGCTGTGCTACTTTATATTATTTATTGTAGCTGTCGTTTAGAAATTTTTTACTATTAACTCTGTGTTGTATAATATTACTTCCATTGTTTATTTGTTTATTTATTATCATTGGCTACTTTCTTTTAATAGCCAGTAGTTCATCACTTAGATATTTCATTAGCTTATCTACCGTGTCATCTTTCAGTACAGCATCAAAATTTCTTATTGCCTCTTCTTTTTTCATTTTTTCCAAATAATTCTACATAAAATGGTCAGTGCGTGTAAATTAGAGTGGGAAAGGGGTTTAACTCATTGATAGTCAGAAAGATACACGTAGGGGGGTAAAGTAAAACTTGAATGGTACTCTAACGTCCCTTTAACGTACTATCGTTCATTGCCTGAATGAACTTTGGACTTGCTACCTTTCTTGTTATGCTTTTCACAGTGGCAATCTCTACATAGTGCCTGTAAATTACTACTATCAAATGCGATACGTTCTCTTTCGCACATGTCGTCAGTACTCATAAAGCTAATAATGTGGTGTATATCTTTTGCACTTCTGATAATACCCTTCTTTAAACATTCCTCGCAAAGTGGGTGTTGGCTTAAGTAATTCTGTCTTAACTTTTGCCATGTCGAAGTATTGTATATCTTTTGTCGTTCTCTCCTACGTTGCTGATAGAAGGCTTGATTGTTAGTTACTTTCTTTTTCTTTGGTTTATAAATTGTTGGCATGTTGTTCTGTGTTGTATTGTTAGTATGTAAATAGGTGTGAAGGTATAAGCAAGCAGAAATATTACCTACCTATACTTTCACTTAAATAAACATATAAACAATAATAAATAATTTCTCTATCTACTCATAAAGAATTGACTACCTTTCTAACCGTCATATTCGCACATTACAAGACTATATTAAGACTGATTTAATATTGCTTAACATTCTCTTTTGGGTCTTTGTGTTGATAGTATATAGGTTGGTAAATTAATTCTCTTTCCATCTATAAAGTACCTGTGCCGTTCTACCTACATTTATACACATTACAGAGCATATAATACAGAGAATTAACACTTTTTCACATTTTTTATTGGGACTTTGTATGATATCTTCCCTACTATGCCTAAAATTATAGTCCTTTACCTGTAATGGACGTTAGACTTCTATATTTGCGTTTTAAGCCTTTCTAATATCTTTACTTATCTAATATACACGAACACACCTACAACGCAACAGAACGCAAATAAAGTGCCTCTACGTTAATGTTATTATTATTTTTTATCCTTATCCAGCAGCTTTAAGTCCTCCATTGTGCGTATTATTGGTGGTTGATGTTTAATAATTCTTTTCTGCCAATGACTTCGTATATACTCGCCATCGTCAATCACCGCTTCGCTCCTGTTCTCTATCGTCCCTTCGCTCAAGGAACTTATGTCAGTGTTAATGGTCATTACTGCATACTCTACGTTACCCGTTCCTTCTCTGAATGAACTATGCTCACGTAACTTGCTGCTTTCGTCTATTTTCTTTTTCATTGTTGCTGTCGTTTAAATTGATTGACTGTTACTTCTACCAAATACGCCAAAATCAAATTTCCAACCTCTAATATCATCAGTGTTGGTATTATTGCCTTGTTCGTTGTTGTCGTTGTTAAATTCTCTTTCCTCTTCTGCTATATCGCCTACGTTACGTTGTTCACGTAACTTGGAAGGTGTTTTAAGGTTTAGTTCCATATCCTCTTCTGTTTCGTTGTTTATTTCCATCGTACCTAGTTCATTACTTGAATGAACGGTGTTAAAGGTACTCTCTAACGACATCAAATAAACTTCCATGTCGTCTATGATGTCGTTCTGGGAAGTGTAGTCGTTTGTGCATTCTTTATATATAATAGAATTATTATATTCTATATCAGTATTAGTGTCATCGTACCTTTGTTCAAGGTACTCTACTCTGTCTGTGGGACAGTAACTTCCACTTTCAATTGTTTTCACCGTTTCGCTACACTTGCTTTCGTTCGCTTCGCTTTTGAGTTCCTTTAGTAATTTTTGTATTTTTTTATCTCCTACCTTTATACCATTTGCTTTAACTACTTCCAAATTTTTTCTAACACTCAAAGAGACATCAAGAAGGTTAATAATTTTTTCTTCGTTATTGTCCCTTGTGCAAATTCCTCTATCTGCACAATAATTATACAAACTTCTTCTACATACCTTCACTCCATTATCTTGCAAAATCTTCAGATTCTCGGCTACGCTAAGTTCAGAATTATAGTACTCATCAATAGTAGTATAATTAGCTTCTTTAACGGCTTTATTTATTATACTCTGTACTTTTTCCCCTACACCAAGTTTATTTATGATTAGTTGAGTTTTTAGGAAGTCTGGGTTTAGCACTATTTTCTTAGCTCTATATTTATCACCTTTCACCAATTTTGCATACTCTCTACCTTCGTCATATTCTGCCTTTATTTCTTCTATGCTACACTCAAATGCTGCATGAACTCGGTTCTTCAGGCAAGTAATACTAAGCTGTTTATCGCTGTTATCAAAAAATCTCTCACGGTCAATATAAAGGTTGAACAATAACTCACTTGGTGTAACAGATGGCTTAATCAGTCTTCTTATTTTAGCGTAAGCGGTTAATTTTCTTCTTCTACCTTCACCGTCTTTAAATTTTCTATTCCAGCTAAAGTAAAGATAGTAGAAATTTTCATCTACCAGCCTATATACTTCGTTCTCATTCCAGCATATTTCACTTTGATAGAAATATTTATACTTACTATGATATTTCTGCATGAATTTTTTATATCCTTTATGCTTCATATCGAGTAGCATTTGTTTGTCATAATTCAAGCTATCAACTTCTTTTTTATTCTCTATCAACTCTGCTAACGCTTCATTATAGCCTTCAATATCGCTAATACTATAAATATTGTAAGACTTATATACTTCTGCATTTCTACCTGTACCGCAAAAATACTGGTCAAGCCTTTTCCCACAGCTATCTTTTATCGCTTCCACTGTATCATGACTAACCTTCTTATGTAATGCTGTTGATAGTGCTTTAAATTCTTCTTTATCTAGCTGTCTATCAAATACATACACAAGTCTAAAGCGTCGCATTCCATTATTTTTCTGCTTATCGCTAAATGTTGTATAGGTAAATGTTGGTTGATATGTTAGGTGTGTCAAGTACTTTTCAATGTCCTTGTAATTAGTTTCGTCAATATCTACACTGACGATTTGGGTACTTTTCCAGTAATCAGTTCTCTTAATACATCTTTTCATATAACCGTCTTTTTCTGTCGGCTCTGTATAATATGGTCGAACGTTAGAATTGATATATAATTTCTTACCAACTTCATAGCTATACAGTGCGCAAAAAGAGTAGCCATTTATTATTTTTTCTACAAACTCATCAATTGTTAGCACTTGTTCTTTAAAGCGCATAGTTTCCATACCTTTTTCTTTCAAGTACTTTCTATTGTTCATTATCGCTGCAGTACAATCATCTTTACTACTATATCCGACTTTTGATAGGTTAGTAGTTAATTTAAAATCTTGTCTTTTTTCCATAGTTTATTATATTTTTGTTCTGTTTTTCATGTTGTCTACCTTTGTTCTATTATAAAAGTTGCCCCATACTAATTTCTCAACTAATACAGGGCATGAACAAAAATATAAACATAAACATGAAAACTTAGCACCCTGTATCTTATCGAAAAGTAGAGCCAACGAAAAGTTACAAGTTCATTCAGGCAATGAACAGTCCATTACTCATACAGGGTTATAAGTCCCTTGAGCGAAGGGACGGTACTTTTTAATAAGAGTTCAGAAGGCGTTTACTTACAGTTTTTGTTCACTTTATCTATACTATCAAGTCTCAAAGCAAATAAAGTGTCCATCTTCAAGCTCTTTTTATATGGCTTGCTATTAATATGTAGGTAGTATTGAAAGTTCTGTTGCTGTCTTTCTGCTTTATCCTTTTTATCACTCTCACATCTAATATTTACTATTGCTGCAATAATAAGTAGGAATGCTGCTATTGTTGTGTATATCTTTTTCATAGTATTTATTGGTTATGCTTTTCTCCAGCTATATTTAATGCCGTCTTTTCCAGTGGTTGTTGATTGCTTACCATTAATACAAGCACTAATACCACCTTTATTTATTCCTGTCTGTCTTTCTGCATCTTTGACACTGACATACTTAGCTACAATGTTTCCTTTTTGGTCTAACATTATTATATCAATGTGTGGGTGTGCTTTTCTGATATTTTCTTTATGTTGTTCAGTCTTTTTCAGTCCCCTAAGTCCTTCTGATATTGCTTTTCTATTCTCATCACTTAGCTTCTTTCCTTTTCTCAACTGGCTAAGTAATTGTTTAGTGGCTTCCGTATGTTGATAGTTTCCTGTATCACTGCCTCCCCATGTTACATTATATCCGCCCTGTGTATAGTGTGTTTTTCTAAGTGCTATATATTTTACTTCCAGTTCGTTTAGTCTTTCTCTGACCTCTTTTTTGGTATAACCCACTACTGTTACTATTACTGAATACTCGAACGAATCGCTACCGTACTTATCTATCGCTCGGTCAATCACTTGTTTAGCACCTTTTCTTTTATTTTTATGTTCTAAATACCTTCTTTTCTCGTGTATTGTCTGCCCTATATACTCTTTACCATTGACACTATTAAGCCAGCTATAAATAATTCCTTTTGTCATATCTTATACTGCTATTTTAAAGTTATATTTGTTTTTCCCTTCTCCTATCAAGTCTTTACCTTCACTACTTTGCTTGATTAGATACTTGCTGATACTATATTTTCTCTCACAGTCTCTTATACCTTCTACTACTTCGACAACATCACCTTTACTATCTATGACATTTATTTTTACAAGTCTTTTTTGTAATTTTCCGTATCGAGTATTATAATAAGCACTGCACCACTCCAGATTATCAACCCTATTATTTAACTTGTTCTCGTCTTTGTGATTGACTAAGACATTATCTGTTGGGTTGTCGTTAGGTATAAAAGCGTTAGCGACAAGTCTATGTATTAAATGTTTTTTTCTGACGCCATCTTTACATAATACTATTTGATGATAACCACATTTAGTCAGAAAAGGTAATATTATTCTGTCTTCTGTTACCCTTGTGTTACCATCTTTTCTTTCAACTACTCTGCTTAGGCTCTTAACTCTGCCCATGTTACTAATCTCATAAATGCCTGCATATCCCTTCACAGGCTTAAATTTTTCAATCATTTTTTAGTTATTGCCTTGTTATATATTTGCTACTTCAAGGCTTTTATAAGTAGCTTTATTTACATTTACCATCATCGACAGTAAATGCAATATCACATCTATTACAAGCCCTCAACCTGTAACTATATCATATCTATAAATAAGATTTTCAAAGGCGTTTATTTACATTATTCGCTATTTCAAGTATAAAGCTTCTACGCCTTCACACCTGCAATATTGTTCATTTCAGAAGGAACGAACAAGCCCATAATTAAAATGCAAATCAATCTTCATTACACTTATTAAGGGTTTGAGCCTTTTTGGGTGTATTTTTTGGGTGTATTTGGTGTTTTTTCTGGTTAAATTAGGCAAAAAATAGGGTGTTAATGCTAAAATACACCACCACCCTAAAAAACCTTGTATCGTTCTATGTTCATAGAACTTTTATCTTATTTCCAATTAATTACAAGAGGCTTAATACATAAATTTTTACTGTTTTTAATATTTCAACTTCCCCCATAACATCGCTAAATATCCAGTAAATTCATCATCATCTAATATTACACCTTTATATTGCTTTAGATATTGAAGTGTCCCTATTGTGCAATCTTTAGGTATAATAGATTCTCTATTATCTATTATAGTTATTGTGTCAGTAACTTTTTTTGAGTTACTTCCACTTTCATTATTCGCTTTTGAGTTCCTTTATATCTTTCCTTTAAGCGATACTAAAAATTCCATTGTGCTGTCTAAATCAAATACCATACCTTCCTTTCTGTGTCCGATGGTTTGTGAATAGTATCTAATTAGTTGGTTGATACTGATATTATTCTGTCTTAGATACTCTATAACTCGTTGAGGCTCTTTGGAATTGTTCTCTATATATCCTATTGCTTGTTGGAACGAAGTAAGTGTCCCTATCGTCTCATTCTTAGATAATATAGTAGAACTTACGTTACTCTCCTCTTTACTTACTTGTCGTTCATTCTTTGATTTAACTTGGAACTTGGAACTTACTATTCTTTCTTGTGCCTTGTGAAGTGTGTTTATATGGTCGTCTGCTGTTAAGTGGCTGTATGTCTTTTCTATCACACGCCCAGTATCGCCAACCATCTTTCCAACTTCTTCGAAATTATAACCTTCTCTTACTCTGCGTGTTATAAAAGTATGTCTTGCAAAGTGGCTACTAATTATGCTGTATAATGGTGCAGTAATAGTCTTTTGATGTGCGTCTATGTAGGTAATTTCTCGGTCTATTTCTGCAAGTCTAAATATTTCTTTTATATTGTTGTTCAGCTTATTGCGAAAATTTACACCTGACATCGACCTCACTTTACCTTCAACTCTTTTTAGGTAATATTGTACTTTTTCTGTGTATGGTATATAGGCGTTTTTATCTCTTTTTACTGTCCTCACTATCAAATATCCATCTTTTTTGTTGTACTCCCCTACGGCAATATTCTGTATGTCGCTTACTCTTTGTCCTGTATATATTGCCAGCATGAATAAGTCTCTATATAGTTGATATTCAGCAGGTAACGTTATAGTTTCCAGCTTTTCTATCTCATTATCTAACAACTCAACTTTTACTTTATCATCACTTAATCGCTTGTCTTTCAGAGGGTTAAATATTATCTGTGTTAAGCCATATTTGTTACCTTTAGCGATGTAATTATTTATCAACTTCTTAATTACTACCAGCTTATTTATTTCATTACTACTTGCGCCTTCTTTCTTTAAATATTCTACGTACTTATCAAATGCAGACTGTTTTAAAGCACTCATACTATCAACTTTATAAACATCAACTATCCAACGCTTATACTTACCAACCAATAACTTATAATTTTTTCCAGTACTTTCCTTTACTTGACTGTCTGCTATATATTGCTTTAGTGCTTTATCCAGTGCCTTTGTTGCGCTTGGTGTCTTTCCTATATTACCTTTAACCATTTTATCTGTTACTTTAAAGTCAATAATTTGTTCACTTAACTTACTATTTGTTACAATACTGTTTATTTTTGCTCTTAGTATGTTGATATTAAATTTTTCGTTATTGCTGCAAAGATAATAAATATAATTCTGATATTCGCTTTTTAGTTTGTTTAATATATGACAGGTAACTAAAGCACTTCTATTAACATCATTACTGAACATGCTACTTATTATCGGTTCTTGCTTCCGTTTATTCCATTGGCTGTACAGTATCTTTCTGCCTGTACTTATTTTATAATACTTACCTTCACTATCACTACACACCAAATAAATTATACTTGGCTTATTACTAATCTCTCTAATACAAAAACTATACAT